CATGACAAACGGTCCGGCATTACTCAGAATTACTCAGGTTTTCGACGAAATAAAACGACTACGAAATATCATGAGAAACGAACTTGATGTGACCGTGGTAGACCTATTGCAGTATTGCTTGAAAGTTATTAACGCAGACCTCGGTGACTACGTAACAGTTGAATCTGGCTATGTGAAGCTTGTAGATAGCAGCTTTGTCGATACAACCCTGCTTACGGAAGTAAAGAAAGACAAAAAAGGAGTCAGTATTAAGCTTGCCGATAAGAAATGGGCATGGGAGATGCTGGCTAATTATCTGGGCTTTGATGAAGAGTTGGAGCTTAAGAAGGCAAGGCTGAGAGCGGAAGTGAAAAAAATCAATGCCGCGGATAAACCGCTTGATAATCCGGATGTATCGGAATATGTAAAAGCGTTGCAAGGAGAAATCGTGGAGGTATGGTCTGATGAACCCGAAGAAGAGTAGTGCTTTTAAATTTTTGCCCTTTTCACAAAAGCAAAAGAAACTTCTTACGTGGTGGCTTTCAGACAGTCCATACTGTACCAGAGATATGGTTATCGCCGATGGATCTATTCGGTCCGGTAAAACGATAGCAATGTTGGATTCATTTTTGATGTGGTCGTTGGACCGATTTGTGAATCAAGTGTTTATTGTTGCTGGGCGTTCTGCAGGTACGTTAAAACGTAATGTATTACGACCTATGTTTCAGATTTTGACAGCTAAAGGAATACCGTATTCATATAACCGTTCTGATAATTATATTATTATCGGTAGTAATGTTTATTACTGCTTCGGCGCGGTTAACGAATCCAGTCAAGATGTGTTGCAGGGACTTACGGCGGCAGGTGCTTTGGCGGATGAAGTGGCCCTCTTTCCGCAGTCTTTTATTGAGCAAATGATTGCACGATGTTCCGTTGCTGGTTCTCGGGTATGGATGAACTGCAATCCGGAAAGTCCGTACCACTACATAAAAACTGATTTCATTGATAAAGCGAAAGAAAAAAATATTTTACATCTTCATTTTACTTTGGATGATAATTTGTCTTTGAGTGCGGAGATAAAAGAGCGGTACCGTCGTATGTATTCCGGAGTATGGTTTGATCGAATGATACTTGGGTTGTGGCGTATTGCGGAAGGAATCATTTTTGACATGTTTTCAGACGCTAATCTCTATACGGATAAAACACGTCCGGAGGGACTAGCCGGAAATGCACAGAGATATATTGCGATTGACTATGGAACTACTAATCCTATGGTATTCTTGGATATTTATGATGACGGACATGATATATGGGTGGAGCGGGAATATTACTATAACTCTCGTGATACCGGAGCGCAGAAGACAGATGCTGAATATATGGATGACTTGAAACTATTTGTCGGCATAGAACGTCCTCGTTTTGTTATTATTGACCCATCTGCGGCGTCCTTTAAAGAGTTATTGCGACGCGAAGGATTCAGAGTTAAGGAAGCTGACAATGAAGTAAATGACGGTATTAGAGTTATGGCCATGATGATACAGCTTGGCTGGCTACATGTGCATGAACGGTGTAAAAACTTCAGAAAGGAATTACAGGTATATGCATGGGACGAAAAAGCGGCTATAGAACGAGGGGAAGAAAAACCGATAAAGCAGTATGACCATGCCTGTGATGCGTGTAGATATTATTGCAAGACCATGATTAAACGGTGGAGGCTGCCAACGTGAGAAAAAAACGAAATAAAACTAAAAATCGCATAACGAATATAAATCAGGTACGGCCATCTCAGGCGATGGATGCATTTCAAAACGTGTTGACACGGTCCGGATTCGGTATGCCTAATCCGTTAGAAGCTACGACATACCCGCTAACCAGATTTACACAAGATTGGCAAAAAATAACTGCGTTGTATCGCTCTCATTGGGTGGTACAGCGCATTATTAATGTAATTCCGCAAGATATGGTTAAAAACGGATATAACATACAAAGTGATTTGTCTCCGGAGCAACTTAAGGCGGTACAGGCAACAATCCGTCGGACTCAATTGCGTATGAATGTTTTAAATGGATTGTACTGGGGCCGTTTATACGGTGGTGCCGCCGGCATCATTTTGCTTGACGGAGAAGGGGACAAAATGGAAGAGCCGATTGATTTGGATGCGGTTTTGCCTCATTCATTTAAAGGACTCTTAATTGTTGATCGCTGGAGTGGTATAACACCAGAATCTGAATTGGTAACAGACATCAATGACCCTGAGTTTGGTCTACCTAAGTATTACAATATATCTCTTTCCGAAACAGGACAAGCTACGCGTATACATCATTCCCGTATTTGTCGTTTCATCGGCAGGGAAATGCCTTACTTTGAAAAGTTGGCAGAAAACTATTGGGGTACCTCTGAAATGGAGCATGTCATTGATGAATTGCAGAAGCGAGACAATGTATCATGGAATGTTGCGTTGTTGACCTTCATGGCTAATATTCGCGTTGTGAAAATGGAGGGCATGGAAGAGATTTTAGCGTTAGGCGACCGGGATGCTCAACAGCAACTTTATAATACTGTTGAAGGGATGAATATGTTGCTTAATAATAATGCGTTGCAGGTTTTGGGTTCGAAAGATGATTATCAGCAGCACCAGTATACATTTAGCGGATTAGGAGATGTGTATGACCGATTCATGATGGATGTATCCGGAGCATCAGGAATTCCTGTCACAAAACTATTCGGGAGATCTCCGGCGGGGTTGAATGCCACCGGTGATGCGGATATGCAAAACTATTATGATACCGTGGAGTCTTATCAGGAGTCACAGTTGCGGCCTGTTTTAGACAAGTTACTACCTATTATTTTCATGTCGGAGCTGAGTGCAGTTCCGGATGATTTCGATTATATTTTTAATCCTGTACGACGTTCCGGAGAAGATGAAAAACAGGACCTCGGCAGCAAACAGACGACAACCGTTACCGAAGCGTTTACCAGTGGACTTATTTCACAAAAAACTGCATTACAAGAACTGCAGCAGTCGAGCAAACGTACCGGCATGTGGACGAATATCACTGATGATGATATTGCGGGAGCGGATGATACTGTTGGTGCAATGGGTGAGGAACCTGTGCCGTCCATGCTAACTACGGATACGGATTTTAAAGAGGATGATCACCCTAGAGATGAAGATGGCAAATTTTCTAGCGGGTCTTCGTCATCCAGCAATGCTGAAGCAGAAAATAAAAAAGACCCCGATCTTCCTGAAGGATTGAAGACTGAGTTAGGGGAAAAGTTTACTGGATATAAAGGAAGGGAAGCTATTGATAAACTACTGGAAGAAAAACATGGGTATGTTGAAAATGCGTTTGAGTCACCTCAATTACCGGCTCCTATATCATTAGCATGGGGAAATGATATGTACGGTCTTCAACATATTATTAAACGTAGGTTAGAACAAAATATAAGTGAAGATAAGTTGAATGAGTTTTTACATAATATAGATACCGTGCTAAAAAATGGAGAATCTATGGAAGCCAACAGAGGAAATATAGAAATATTTTATGGAAAACAATCTGTAGTAGTCGCTCCTAGTTTTTCAGATAGTGGGTTCCACTTTATTGTTACGTCGTTCAGATCCAAGCGTAAATCTAAAAAATAGCATAAAAAAAGAAACTACTGGGTGGGCGCCCTCCACGTCAATGCGTGGCTTCCACCATTCTTTAACAGCTGGGAGGCGACTTTCTGTTGTCAGTAGTTTCTTATCTTGTTTTTATTATATCTTAACTTGTGAGGTAATGCAATGCTGTGGCATCCTAAACGACGAATTGAACAGGCGTATCAACGCTCACTAATAGCTATGTTTAAAAGTGCCTTAACTGCGTTTAATGGCATTGATACTCTGAAGCAATTTGAAACTATGTTGGAACAATGGGCAAGTAGTAAGACTTTCGGTAAATTTGCTGAATCTGTATCCCGTAAGATGATTACATCCCTGTTTGATGATGTAGGCAAGGATTGGCGCTCGGCCGCAAGATATAATTCGCAAGGTCGAAGAATATACGAGTTGTTAATGAAGGACTTGTCTGGAGAACGAGGTCGCCGAGTTGATGATTTGGTACATCAAAATGCTGAATTAATTAAATCGCTTCCTGTGGATATTGCGGATGATGTGGCTCAGTATATTTTCCGAGAAACGATTAAAGGTCGGCGTCCGGAAAATATCGAACGCGATATTATTAAAATGTTTCCGGATCGAGCAAAGGCAAGGGCTAAATTGATAGCACGAACTGAGTGTGCAAAAACACAGACAGCGCTTGTTCAAGGAGATTCGGAAGAAATCGGGGCCAATTGGTATATATGGCGTAGTACAAAGGACCAACGTGTGCGCGTCTCACATCATAAAATGGATGGTATTTTATGTTCATGGCGTGACCCTCCGAATCCGGAAGCGTTGTTTCCAAGTGAACAAAAACCGTATGGAAGTTATCACCCAGGATGTACGTTTAATTGTAGGTGCTATCCGGAACCGATTGTCACGAAATACCAATTGACTAAAAATACGTATAAAGTATATCAGTATGGTCAGCTACAAACATTAAATAAATCAGCCGTACTTAAATTGATTTCGTTATAAAGTGTCACTTACAAGTAAAGTCAGGAGACACTTTTATATATATAACTATACCGGAAAGGGGGTGAATGTATTGCAAGGGTATTACGGTTCCCGGTTTAGTCCTAATATGACAAGGACGCCAGAGGGTTTGATTTGCCATAATGTACCACTGGCGCGTACAGGTGAGCAGAAGTATCTTGGTTCTGAAGTGGGAAAACCGGAGCAACAAATTGTTACAGTCTTCCGAAGCGAATCAGAAGTATTCAGTAAGAATACATTGGCGAGCTTTGAAGGCAAGCCGGTAACGGATAACCATCCACCGGAATTTATCATTCCAGAGAATGCATCCGGATATTTTAAAGGTGTCGGGACTAATATTAGACGGGGAATCGGGAAAGA